GCTGTACAAATAGCAGCAATGGAAGAAAGACTGGGTGGTAAATTAGACTCTCAACACGGAATCCTAGTAGCCTTGATAGACAGAATTCGTAGTTTAGATAACGAAATTATACGCCAAGACACCATGATAAAAACAATCTTAGGCGTACCGCAGCTTATTAATATTGATAAGATTGCAAAAGCAGATAGAGATGACCAAAGAAAAGACTAACAAAGATAAAATTGATGATTTATTGTTTGTCATCTCTTCAATAATAATAGTTACAGCCGTTGGCCTAGCGGTTATGTTGAGTGGCGCTTTAGAAGGTTCGCCTATTACACATGAGTTTAAAAACCCTAGCTTCAGCGGTATAGGTGCATCAGCTCACTACCTCACAATAGACGAACAAGAAACAAAAAGACGTGACGAACTGGCAGAAGAAATACAATCTGCTTTAGAAGAAATCCAGAGAGATATAGACAACAGTACTCTAAATAAATTCTTATCCAATCTACAGAGTAGGATATTTAGCAACCTATCCAGAGACATTAGCGACATGCTCTTTTCAGAAGATGGAGGGACAGGTGGTACGATAGATTTAGAAGGCAATCAAATATCGTTTAGTAACGATGGCGAGTACATCACGTTAACTGTTATAGACGAAAATGGCACTATTACTGAAATAGTAATACCAATTGGGATATTTGGGGTATGTACCGCAGATTGTGGAGTATAGCCTTGATAGGCTTAATTACAGGTTGTGCTTCTTTTGCGCCACCTAGAGCCGTTGATTGCCATTTACCAGGTCTTATTTGTCCAGAAGAAGCCAGGATAGAAAGAGTTACGTTACAAAAACTATTGGATTTACCTCCGCCAAAACAAAAAGCTGTTATAGCGGTTTACGAATTTAAAGACCTAACAGGGCAACGCAAGCCTTCTAATAAGATGGCTTTGTTTTCTACAGCAGTTACTCAGGGAGCAGAAAATTATTTAATTGAAGCGCTTAGTAACGCAGGGAATGGAAATTGGTTTGTTGTAGTTGAAAGAAGTGGCTTGGATCATTTAACAAAAGAACGTCAATTAATTAAAAACACTAGAAAAACCTACGATGGAGAAAAAGGCAACAAGCTGAAACCTATCTTGTTTGCAGGTATAATCTTAGAAGGTGGTATAGTTTCTTACGAGTCAGACATTATGACTGGAGGAAATGGTGCAAGATATTTGGGTATTGGTAACACCAATCAATACAGAAAGGACGATGTGACTGTATCTATTAGAGCAGTATTGGTTCAAACGGGTGAAGTTATGTTAAACACTACAGTAAGTAAGACTATACTAAGTGCAGGTGTAAATAGAGATATTTTTAGATTTACAGAACTGGGTACGGAGTTAGTAGAAATAGAAACAGGTTACACAAGAACAGAAGCCACAGGCTATGCAACGAGATCTGCTATCGAGACGGCAGTTTATTCGTTAATACAGGAAGGTCTTGACAAACAATTGTGGGATTTTGATTATTCGCTTTTAAGCGAGGAGGTAAAATGAAAAATCTAATTAAAATATTGTTATTCTGTTTTATGTCGTTTACATACGCGGGCAACAATGACATCTATTTGACTCAAAGTGGTGGTGGAGACTTTACACTTCTTATTGACCAGATAGGAAATACCAACATTATAGGTACATCAGGAGCTAGGGTTATAATGGCAGGCAGTTCTTTAGATGCTAACTTTAAACAACAAGGTAACTCAAATACTTTGGCAGCTAGTATTCTACAAGGCAACGCTTCCAGTTGGACTATGTGGCAAATAGGAGACTCTAATACATCAACTATTACAGCAGGCGGTAGTGGGTCAGTAGGTTCATCTGATTTTGACTACACCGCTACGGGTAACTCAAACGTACTTACCTGGTTGCAAGGCAGCTCAAGTGCAGCCACAGGTGGTAACTTTGATGCAGCCTTAACAGGTAACAGCAACGACCTAAACATCAGAAGTGAAGTAATTGGTGCAATCAACAACTGGGATATTGATGGTAACTCAAATGATATAGACGTTACTCAAATAGGAACGGATGACAAAGCCATTACATTTACGCTAGTAGGTGACAGCAACGATATTGATATTGACCAGACAACCGCAGCATCAGGAGTTACAGACACTATCAGCTTGGTAGCCAATTCAACAAGTGGCAGTATAAATATTGACCAATGTGCAAGTGGCTGTTAGTAGCCTTATTATCTAGTACAACTTATGCAGATATAGGTTCTATATCAGAACTGCGAGGCAACGGAGAAGTCTTACGCAGTACAGAGGGAGATAAGCTATTGGCAGAACTGTCTTTAGGCATTCTTAGTAATGACGACGTAAGAACTGGAGATGGCCGTATGGCGATACAGTTTTTAGACGATTCGGTACTTAAACTTACAGAGCATTCTAAAATTGTAGTTGATGAATACATCTTTGACCCTAATCCTAAAAAATCTAAGTTAGCTTTAAGGATGGCTAGTGGTACTGCTAGATTCATAACAGGTAAACTGGGTAAGATAGATAAAAAGAATATATCCATTAAAACTCCTTCAGCAACCATCTCAGTTTTAGGAACGGATTTCACCACAACAGTAGACGAGGTAGGTCGTAGCCTTATTATTCTTTTGCCTAATGAAGATGGTACAAGTTCAGGACAAATAACAGTAGAGACTTCAGCAGGTGTAGAAATTCTTAATAAGCCATTTCAAGCGACTATGGTAAGCGTTTCTGAGTCACCTCCTACCAAACCAGTAACTTTAATCAATATGACGTTAGGATTGATTAATAACCTTTTAATAATTAATCAACCAAAAGAAGTGCAAAAAGCAGTAGAAGAGCAAAATATTAAAAGCACCAACGTTTTAGACGTAGACTTTTTAGAAGAAAACTTTGACGAAGATGAGTTGGAAGAGGACGAACTGGAAATAGACAGATTGGATATAGATTTGTTGTCTGTAGACTTTTTAATAGATCTGTTGGCTTTTATTGAAGATGATGATTCAGGTGTGCAAAAAATAGGCGATGTAACTATAGAAGGTATTAAAGTTGGCTACGATTCTAAAGCTCAAGTGTATTCTTTTGTAGAAGGAGAAATGTTGACGTTCTTTAGAAGTGTAGACAACACAGTAGATCTACAAATAGCAAAAGAAAGTGCCTACGAAATAAGACTATTGGTAGGCGGTAAACTTATAGACATCACAGTAAACGGAGGGGGAGATGGTGAAATATTTATTAATCAGTCTGATTAGCTTTAGTTGTATTATAAGTTCTGCTAATAATACAATTACACTGCAACACAAAGGCAGTTCATCTGTTATTAACATCAAGCAAGTAGGATATACAAACAACGCTACTGTTTATTGCGGTCTTAGTAACGGAGTTTACTCTACCCATACTTGTACTAGGGCAGTAATCAATTTGAACACCACAGGGCATGGAAACACTACTAAAGCTTATTCACAATGGTCCAATCACACAGATAACGTATTTACCATTACACAAAATGGCGACAACAATTTAGGTTACTTAGATTTAGACAAGAATGACAACGTAGGTATTATAAATCAAAACGGCAACTCAAATACTGGCATAGTTCTGATGGCTGGAGACGACAACGCTTACACCATCACCCAAACTGGCAACTCAAAGTACGGAAAAATATACAGTTTTGGAGATGACTCTGACGCTACAATTACTCAATCAGGAACAGGAGCGCACAATGGCTACGTCTACAATTACAATTACGCAGACAACAACTCAAGCACCATAACGCAGTCTGGGAGTGGTTCACACGATGCAGATATTTGGTGGTATGCAGATGCAGACAATGGCGTGGCTTCTATAACGCAATCAGGTTCAGGAGATCATACTGCTAGGCTTAATTTCTACACCGATGATTACAACGTAGGCGTTACTCAATCAGGAGCTAACGATAAGTCATTTACTGCTACTTATAATTGCGTGAGCAGTTGTACCAAGACAGTTACAATAACTCAATATGATTAAACGTTTAATACCATTATCACTCATACTTATATTAGGAGCGCCTTTAGTCTTTCAGTCTACATTTACTGAAATTTTAAAACTTAAAATATTTGATGCCTTAATACCAGAACAACAAGAAAGTGGTTATTTTACTGTACTTAACATTACAGATGATGATATAAATAGAGAGGGTGGCTATCCGTTATCCAGGCAAAGGCTCTCTGAAATACAAACGCAGATTATAGATAGAGGAGCAATAGGTGTTGGATGGGTTGTCACCTTTCCTAATAAAAACAGAATTACTCAAAACGGCGATCAATTGTTCGCAGAAGCTTTATCTAAAGCACCCAGCGTACTTGCTATGTTTGAAAACGACAAAGGCATCTACCCTAAAACGACAGGCACAGTCATACTTGGTGAAGATCAAGGTGGCACTTTAGCTGCTGGCGTTACGCAAAACATTTCAATATTAGCAAACAACGCAAATCAAGGTATAGCTGTAGCTAGGCCAGAAGTAGACTCTTTGGTAAGAAGATTGCCACTTTTATTAAGAACTCCCGATGGTTGGGTGCCTGCTTACGGAACAGAAGTATTAAAAGTTTTAGCAGGAGCAGACACTTACGTTATAAAAACTAATGATAATGGTCTGGAAGAAATACGAGTAAGAGGCTTGCCTCCAGTTCCTGTAGATTCACTTGGGAGAAAATGGATCAGTTGGGTAGACACTCCTCAAACAAATTTATTAGAAATGAACGTAAAAGATAAATTTGTATTTGTTGGGTTTACTGCCAAAGGAATTATGCCTCAATTATCTACACCCGTTGGATATTTAGAGCCTCATAAAATTCAAACTGCTTTAGCAGAGTCAATTCTTATAGAAAACAGTCCCTTTGTTCCTGATTACGCAATTGCTGTAGAAATTTTAATTTTTCTATTTTTTGTCTCTCTCACGTGGATAGTATTAAATGTTCTTGGGGTAACTAATGGCATAGTGACAGCGATAGGCATAATGGTTGTAACAGGCGTTTACGGAGCTTATACAATCAATCAAGGCATTTTGATTGATGTTTCTTGGACTTTTGTATCAGAATTTATAACTGGGACCGTTGCGTTCTATTTAAACTACCGAGAGCAGTATAAATTGCGTCAACAGATTAAAAAACAATTTGAACATTATTTAGATCCTCGCCAAGTTAAACGATTGCAAGAAAATCCTGAGTTATTAAAATTGGGAGGCGAAAAAAAATACGCTACTTTTCTTTTTACTGACGTTAGGGGTTTTACTTCAATGTCTGAAAAATTAGAACCAGAACAAGTTACTTACATAATGAACAGAGCCTTAACCGCGCAACAGACCGCAGTACAAAAAAACGATGGCATGGTAGATAAGTATATAGGTGATGCAATGATGGCAATATTTAACGCACCGTTAAATTTAGATTTCCATGAAAACAAAGCTTTGGATTGCGCAATAGATATACAAAAAAACATGGAAGATTTAAACATAGAATTAGAAGAAAAAGGAATACCACCAGTTGCCATAGGTATAGGCATTAATACAGGATATGCAGTTATAGGTAATATGGGTAGCGACACTAGGTTTGACTTTACAGCTATAGGAGATGCAGTTAATACCGCAGCAAGGTTAGAATCAGGAACAAAAGAAGCTGGTGTAGATGTGTTAATTGGTTACAACACTGCCATAAAGACCGATTATAAGTTAGAATTATTACAACCTTTAAAGGTAAAAGGCAAGGATAAACCGTTGGAAGTGTATACATGGGATTTAAATTAGCATTAATATTAGGAAGCTTACTGTTGGTAAGCGCTTCTGGGTCTTTGTACTATATTGATCGTTTGAATGACAAAATCTCTACGCTTAAAGGTAATCAGATAATTTTGGAAACAGAGATACAAAAACAAAACGATTCTATAAAGCAATATTTAGAAAACCAAAAGAATCAACAATTACAATTGCAACAACTTGAAGCTGATAAACAAGCTGCCATGCAAGACGTTAACAGGTTACGCAAAACATTTGCTAAACACGACCTAGACGAATTGGCGTTAGCCAAACCAGGTCTTTTGCAAAAAAGAGTAAACAAAGCGTCTACCAGAGTTATGACTACGCTTGAAAAATTAACCAACCCCAATCAGTTTGATGAAAAACCTAGCAATAATTAGTCTAAGCATATTTTTGGCAAGCTGTAGCTTGATGGATTCTGTAAAACCTGTAGAGGTTAGAAGCATACAAGAAAGAGCGCCTTTGTATCATCCCCCTTTGCCATACCCTATGAGCTTGTCAAAAGTAGATTGGGAAATAATTACACCAGAGTTAATGCAAGAATATCTTGATTTGGTAGAAAAAGGCGAAGCACCTAGAAAAGCTTATTACGCACTTTCAAGTAAAGAATACGAAAATTTAAGTATGGATATGGCTGAAATAACCAGATATACCAAAGATATACTGTCAATAATTAAGTATTATAGAGAATTAGATAAACCAAAAGAGAAAGATAATGAGTAAATCACCAGATGAATTTGTATACAGAGCTACTTTGGATCGTATTGTTGATGGAGATACGTTTGATTGTATATTAGATCTTGGATTTAACGTTAAGTTGCATAAACAAAGAGTTAGGCTTGCAGGAATAGATACACCAGAAAGCAGAACTAGAAACTTACCAGAAAAAGCACTTGGTTTAAAGGCCAAAGAAAGACTCAAAGAACTTTGCACTGGTACATTTAAACTTAAATCACTTGGGAAAGGTAAATATGGACGGATTCTTGGCATTCCTTATACAGAAGATGGCAAAGATATTTGCGCCACTCTTATCAAAGAAAAACACGCAGTTGAATACTGGGGCGGAACTAAGACAGGAAAAATCTTGGAAGACGGAACTTGGGGAGAATAATATGAACGCATCAAAAGAAGGTATTGAATTAATTAAAAATTTTGAAGGGTGCGAACTAAAAGCATACCAAGACAGTGTAGGAGTTTGGACAATTGGATACGGACACACCAAAGAAGTAAAGGAAGGTGATGAAATAAACCAAGAACACGCAGAGTTTATGCTTACCGAAGAAATGCCTGAGTACGAAGGTTATATAAATAGTATGGTTGAAGTACCTTTAGAACAACATCAGTTTGATGCTTTGTGTGCTTGGGTATACAACTTAGGCCCAACAAACTTAAAAAACTCTACTCTTTTACATGAGTTAAATTCTAGTAATTACAAAGAAGTTCCAAACCAAATAAAACGTTGGAATAAAGCAGGAGGCGAAGTTTTGCAAGGATTGGTAAGGAGAAGAGAAGCAGAAGCTTTGTTGTTTGAAAAAAAAGAATGGAGAAACGTATAAATGGCATACACCAAATTAACACTAAGACCTGGAATAAACAGAGAAGGTACGGCTTACGATAACGAGGGCGGTTGGTTTGACGGAAATTTAATTCGTTTTAGAAACGGACACGTAGAAAAATTTGGCGGTTGGGAAAAATTAAGTTCCAATACTTTTTTAGGAACAACAAGAGCTTTACACAATTGGATGAGCTTGGGTAGCAATCTTTATTTAGGATTAGGCACTACTCTTAAATATTACGTAAAAGAAGGAGACGTTTACAACGACGTTACTCCTATACGTGCAACCACTACTAATGGTATTGTTTTTGCAGCGACTAATGGCTCTTCTATTTTAACTGTTACCGACTCTTCGCATGGTGTTGTGGTAAATGATTTTGTAACCATATCAGGAGCTGCTACTTTAGGGGGTGTTGTAACCGCTGTTGTACTCAATCAAGAATATCAAGTTTCTTCAGTTACTTCAGCAAACGTTTATACAATAGTTGCTAAAGACACTAGCGGTGAAACAGTAACAGCCAACTCTAGCGACAGTGGTAACGGTGGTGCTGGTGTGGATGGTGCTTATCAAATAAACGTAGGATTAGATGCCTATGTACCTTCTGCTGGTTGGGGATCAGGGACTTGGGGATCAAGCACCTTTGGATCAACAAGTGCTATTAGTGCTAGCGGACAGTTAAGACTTTGGACGCACGATAATTTTGGTGAAGACTTAATCATTAATCCGCGTGGCGGTGGTATCTACAAGTGGGTACAAAACGATGGAACCGATACAAGAGCAGTAGATTTATCTGGTATAAGCGGAGCCAATTTGGTACCGACACTTGGTTTGCAAGTAATTACATCAGAAGTTGACAGGCATTTAATAGTATTGGGAGCCGATCCTATTGTTGGCAGCTCAAGAACTGGATCTATAGACCCGATGCTTATTTCTTTTTCTGACCAAGAAAACGCATTAGAATTTGAACCATTAATAACAAATACCGCAGGATCTTTACGTTTATCAAGCGGTTCTAAAATTGTAGGAGCTGTTAAGTCCAGACAAGAAATAGTTATATTTAGTGATACTTCTGTTTACAGCATGCAATTTGTAGGTCCTCCATTTACTTTTGCTGTTAATTTAATAAACGAAGCTACAGGTTTAATAGGGCCTAAAGCAGCCGTTACAGGGGACGCTGGCATATATTTTATGAGTTACGGAAGTTTTTATATTTACAACGGCAGTGTGCAAAAATTACCTTGTTCTGTATTGGATTACGTATTTTCTGATTTTAACGTTGGACAAGCTTTTAAAATACATGCTTTTACCAATAGCGAAAATAATGAAGTGGGTTGGTTCTATCCTTCTTCTTCTTCAGATGAAATAGATCGTTACGTTATTTACAACACACAAGAACAAGTTTGGTATTACGGAAATTTAGAAAGACACGCTTGGTTAGATTCTGGAGTAGAAAACTTTCCACAAGCTACAAACGACAATTACGTTTACCAACACGAAATAGGTTTCAACGACGATGGTAGTGCTATGACCAATGTTTTTATAGAGTCTAGCGACTTTGATATAGGAGACGGCGATCAATTTTCGTCCATATCTTCTATCATACCTGACATACGTTTTTTACAAGACGTCAACTCAGGTTCAGTAAACGTAGTAACCAAAGTAAGGAACTATCCAGGCGAGTCTTTAACCACCAAAGCTACATCAGAAATTAGCTCCAATACAACAAAAGCCAATATTAGAGCCAGAGGCAGGCAGGCTGTTGTAAGAGTAGAATCAAATGACGACCAATCAAATAGTGGTAATGTTTCTTTGGGATGGCGATTGGGTGCTACTAGACTAGACGTAAAAACCGATGGCAGAAGATGAGCAAACTGCTAGAAACTAGACTTCCTATTGAGTCTAATGAGTTTGCTAATCGAGACACTTTTAATCGTTTGGTTAGAATACTAGAAATTAATCTAGGAACTTTTGATCCCGACTCAACACCTCAATACAACGACCAACAAATCAGCACTTTGGCTTTTTCTACTGGTGATGTAATATGGAACACATCCATTGGTGTATTACAGGTTTATATAGGTAATAGGTGGATACAGCTACATACTCCAGCAAATCCGCAGGGGTACGAACTGCAAGCATCGGTAGGCTCTGTTTCTATTCAAACAAATGGAAACGTCACCGTAAGTTTAACTAGCTCCGTCTCAGGATGGAACATAGAAAATTGGTACTCATAGTAATATGCAAGCAGTTAAAAATGAACAATTTACAGAAAACTATCAAGTAAAGAATCTTTTACTTACGCAACCTGCTGATTGGTATATTGATGAAAATACCCTTAAAGCGGTTAAAGAATCTGAAAAAGATTTAAGTTTATTTTTTAAATCTGAAGGGCAAAAAGATTTACCTAATATGCCAATTAATAAATGTTTAACAGAACATTTTTCTGATGTTTACAGCATACCGTTTTTTTCAGAAATATTTTGCGATATATTTAAGGATGAAATGAAAAATATGGAAAGTTATTTTAACTTTACTACTAATCCAGAAGAAGACGAACTTAGACAAATACCAGAAATGGTATTGCAAGAATGTGTTCCTGAAATATACAGGTCTTTAATGTATGTAGTTTTAACCATTTTAAATCCTATTTTTATAGCTATTTGGGGCAGAACAATATCTGAGGGTGGTATTCAAGTAGCTAATTACAATTTAATAGACAAACAACAAGGTGCGTGGCACCACGATTCTAGTTCCGATATAAGTGTGGTAGTCCCTTTAAATACAGGCGATTACAAGGGTGGTGGGACAGAATTTTCAAAACGAGGAACTTTAAAACCTATACCTGTAGGTAACGCTTTAATGTTTCCAAGCTTTACCCACATGCACCGAGGAATGGCAGTAGAGTCTGGAAATAGATACCTATTGGTATTTTGGTTAGTAAATAAACAATCAGAAGAAGACAAAAAAAACAATTTTAATTTCATTTATAATTAACAGAAACCAATATAAAGGGTAAAATCAAAAGAATATGAACAGAATAGACAATAGCGGAACTGGAATAGCCGCACTAGGAAGAGACGAAGATCAATACATGGCTCACGTTGCTTTAGGGGAAATGGTTGTACCACCAGTTATTACGCCAGAAACTAGGCTGAGACTTTTGCAAGAAATGCAGGACGCTGGCCTTGATCCATCTGAGTATACCGTAGGGGATCGTATGTCCATCAATCCAATTACGGGTTTGCCTGAATTTGGATTTTTAAGCAAAGCTTGGAAAGGAATTAAAAAAGTTATTAAAGTTATAGCGCCTATAGCCGCTGTTATACCTGGACCTTGGCAATCATTTGCAGTTGTTTACAACAAAGCAAACGCCGTAAACAATATTGCGAAAGGAGACGGCGGATTAGGAGACATACTTACTTTAGGAGCTGGTGGATCGCAAAAATTGTTTGGAGATAGCGGAGCTATAAAAAATATTACATCTGGAGGTTTTAAAACAGCAGGGGGTGGTATTACAAATGCTTTTAAAAATATTGGACAAGTTGCCAAATTAGATAATTTAGGAAATGTTATAGAAGGAGAAACTGTATTTAATCCTTTTCAATACAGTAAAGAATTAGGAAAAACATACCTTGATGACCAAAAACAAGGATACGGAGGCTTCTTTAGTGATGTAGGAGGTGCTGATACAATTGGAGGACAGGCTTTCAATACCGTTACAAATACTGGAAATCCTATGAACGCTGCATTCACTCCTGGTATGGAAGGCCAAATGTTACAAACTTCTGGACAACCATCAGCAGGAGGACAACCATCAGCAGAGGATAAACAAGCTTGGTTAACCAGTAACTTTGATTTAGGAACAGAAAAAATAGTAAATGGACAATCGGTTATACAACATAAAGATGGTAACTTTTACACTCCAGAACAAGCTTTACAGATGTACAATCAAACTATTAATCAAACTGCATCTTCTGGAGGCACCCCAGATTGGATAAAAGCTATTGGCGACAAATTTGGATTTGGTGGGCGCAGCGGTTTGAGAGATGCTTATGGGGGAGATGGAAAAACACCTGGATTTATAAAAGGAATTGAAGACACTATAAAAGGTCAAACAGATCCTAACAGCAACAGTTTGTTTGCTGGCGGAGGTATGGGCGGTCTAGGTTCTTTAGGACTAGCAGGGTTCTTGGGTAAAATGGCTTACGACTCGGCTAAGAAAAAAGAAGGTGGAATATCTGAAACACCTAAAATAACAATGGATCAACTTGGCAGATACCAATTGGCATCCGATTTAGGGACTGGCGGTACTCGAAGTGAGTTTGGATTGGCCCCTGCACCTGTTAAATTAACCGTAGCAAACGGAGGTCCAATAGACAACAGGATGTACTATGCCGAAGGCGGTATAGCCGAACTGGATATGCGTGAGGGTGGTGAATCAGAAGGACCTGGAACGGGTACTTCAGACGACATACCAGCGATGCTATCCGATGGTGAGTTTGTAATGACAGCAGCAGCTACTAAAGGAGCAGGTTCTTTCAACGTAAACAAAACCAAATCAGGTATTGAACTAATATCTGGCGGAAAGTCATCTAGAGACAAAGGCGTGGAAAACATGCGTGAATTAATGAACATATTTGAGGCAGTTTAATGGCAGAAGTACCAGCATCAATTGATCCTGTATTAACAAAAATAGACAGAAACGAATATCTTTCTGATCCTTTTGTACGTGAAGCGTATTTTGGGTCGCCTGACACTCCAGGTTTAATAGCTCAAGCCACTAGCGCTGCTAACAGAGCTTACGGACAGCCAGCTATTATGAGGCAGACCGCAGGTTTGTCGCCTTTAGAAAAAGCGGCGATGCAAGGTGCTTACGGAGGAATTGGATCTTACCAACCTTATACGGATGCTAATTTATTTGGCATACAAGAAGGTATGGGCATGTCCAGACGTGCTGGTGAATTGGCTCAACCTTATTTTTCTGGTCAAGAACAATATTTAGGAGCTGCTACCGATACTGCTCGTCAAGCCGCTGGTATGCAGTTTGATCCAAACTTAACCAAACAATTTTACGATCCGTTTGAAAACAGAGTAGTACAACAAACAATAGACGACGCATTTAAAGGTGGTGAAATAGCCGACATATCGGCCAGAGCGCAAAACATAAGTAGCGGCGGAGAATCGGCTTTTGGTTCTAGAGCAAGACTGTCTGCCGACGAAAGAAGGGCAGCTTTAGGTAGGGGTATTGGAGAGTCATTAGCAGCAATACGTTCTGGAGGTTTCCAACAAGCGCAAAATACTGCACTAGGAGAATTTGGTAGGCAAGTGGGTGCCAGAGAAAGATTGGCAGGTAACTTATCAAGTTACGGTAATCAATTGGGTAATATCGGAGCAGCCAGATCAGGACTTGCAAGAGATATAGGTTCCGATGTTGCTGGATACGGCGGGCAAATAGGAAATCTAGGACGAACAGAATACGACTTGGCTTCTTCTCAAAGAAGAGAATTGTCAGACTTAGGAGGAATAGCAAGAGGTGTCAAAGAGACTGGACTTGGAAGACAATACGATCAAGCTCAACAGAATAGGTTTGCACCTACTCAAGCAGCCAGTTACGTACAAGGATTCTTGCCTCAATATCAAGGTGGTAAAACTCAAATCAATAAAACGTATGGCATGCCAATAGATCCTTACTCTCAAGGCATAGGAACGTTCTTAACTGCATACGGATCAATGAATCCTAATAGTGCAGCAGGAAATGCAGCAACTACAGTTGGTGGAGGATACACCTAGAAATGAATATCTTACAAAGAAGAATGTTTGCTAATGGAGATGCGGTTAGTTCTCAACCAACAACTTTACGTAGAGCAGTTACTGATCCTTATGCTGAAATTGCAAATTACACTTTAAGTGGTTACGCGCCAATAGAAATATTTGAAATACTGCAAGCTGACTATTTGCAAAGAGGTATGGAAATACCTTTTGGAATGGCTACGATTGAAAGAATTTCACAAGAATTAGGAGGCTCAATGAAAGAGAATCCTAAGTTTATTGGTCCAAAAATCCCTCAAGACCAAGCAAAATCTAGAATAATGGAAATTACACCAGAAACAGTCAACCCAAATTTATCGGCTGATCCTAGCTCTGAATTAGGCCGAAGATTAAGAGAATTAAATCCACAAATACAACCTGAAAGTCTTGATATTACAGAGCAACTCAATCAATTAGGAGCTGTAGAAAATCTTTCCAATACAGATGTTTCTAATGTTGAAGGCAAAACTTCTGGAATAGAAGGTTTTGAACTGTTACCAGAAGGCTCAAACGATGGTTTACCTGTTGTTGAAGAAACTGTTAGTAGTATAAAAGACAATCAAGTAATAATTGGCGACAGAACTTGGACGTTTAAAGATATAGATAAGTTTGAGCAAGATGTAAAAGATGGCATGTTGGATGGAACGGACTTGTATCCTATTCTTAATGCTGATGGAGTACAACGTGGATCTGAAATACAAAGAATTTTAAATAAATTTGCAGAATTTGACGAACCAGAAATAATGCCAGGTAGAGCAGCAGCAAATATAATGGGTACCGCACAAGAAGACAGAGCTGGCACTATCAGCGCTCCTGGAGATTTTGGATCTACTGCACAAAACATAGCATTGGCTGGCGTAAGAGGTGGGCAAAGTTTAGCAAATGTAGGTATTGGAGGAATAAATTTATTAAATAAAGCTGGAGATTATGTATCTGATTTTTTTCAAGGACCTGATATACAAGGTGCAATTAAAGGACAGAGAGGTAGAGAAGCTGCTTTAGAAAGAGAAAATCCACCCGTTGAAAATGTTTTTGACTTTATACCTTTAACAGAAAAAAGAGATATTGCTGCAATGCGTTTGGATCAAATGGTTGGTGTAGATAGCTCAGATACCATAGATAAATCTTTAGAAGATTTATCTGAAGAGTTACAGCCAATACCTCCAAAATCTCAAGCTGAAATTGATACGGATCAACAAAAACAAGATGAAGAAGCTATAGAGAAAGATGTTAAAGATAATTCTAAAGATCCTATTACTTCTAAAGAAAAAGAAGCAGTTGAAGAAGCGGCAGCGGTAGCAGTAGTTGCCGAAACACCTCAAGTAAAACAACAAAGAATGCTTAATAATCCTAACTTTACAAATTTGTTAAGAAATATTGGCATTAGTATGGTAGAAACAGGAGATATTGGTTACGGCATTTCTCAAGGTTCTGCTCAAACTGCAAAAGATCAAATGGTTGCGGAAGAAGCAGAAAGGCAACTCAGACTAGAATCTGAATTAAGCGGTAGCGAGTTTGCAGAATGGTTAGCTAAAGAAGATATAAAGAATGCTAATAAATTTAGAGACAACGAATCTAATTATGCTGAAGCACTAGGTCAAACTATATTTGAAATTGAATCTTCTGATGCAATTTTACTTGCAATTACTCAAGCTAAAGAATTAGTAGCAACTGGAGACGTAACTGGACTTTCGCCAGCTTTCCAACAATTAGTAAACAAAGCTGCAAGACAACTTGGTATCAGCGTAAAACTTGCTCCAAGAGAAATTGCGCAAAACATAATTAACGATATTATAAATGGAAATATCAAAGAACTTACTGGAGAAAGTGGCAGAACCATTTCTAACTTAGACCGAGAAGTAGCTAAAAATTTAGTTGGCGCTATTGATTGGAAAGCAGACAAAGAAAATGTTACGGCTAAATTAGATATGGCTTATAACAGAGCAAAAAGTAAATACAATTCAAGTTACATGAGCTATCAATCTAAACTAAAACCTTATGAACGGTACGGCCTTACACCTCCTTTTAAATTAGGCACGCCAAATATAGGACCAGACGAAGAACGTATAAGATTAAAAATTACAAATTAAAATGATTTACGAAATTGAAACACCCGATGGAAGAATTATTGAAGTTGAAGGCGAGCCAGGTCAAGAAGAAAAAGCCATACAAACTGTAAAACAGTATTTAGCAAAAGATGCTGCGGGTAAAGTTTTTAACGAATCTAATTTTGATTACGAAACGGGAATAGACAATTTACTTTTGCGCGGTCAATTGGATATGGCCGAAACTCAAGAAGAAAAGGAAGGCGTGTTGCAAAAATACGTAGGATCTCAAGGTTTTATATACGATGCCAATGGGAAATTAGCCATTACTCCTGTAGGACAAAAAAGATTAAATTTAGAACCTTCTGATAAAAATATTATTGTTGACGAAGAAGGTATGTCAATTGGGGACTTTGCTGATTTTGCAGGGACAATTGGACCTATTGCTGGAGCAATAGCAGCTTTAACCCCACAAGGTAGAGCTTTTAAATTTTTAAAACCTTTTTTTAAAAATGATCGTTTGGTAAGGTCAGCAGCAGTTGCTTTAGGGTCTGCTGGCGGTAAAGGTGTTGAAGAAGCAAGTGAACTTTTACTTGGAACACAAAAACAAGAAGCTGATGAAATTGCAAAAGATTTAGCTATTGAAGGAGTTATTGGCGGATTGTCTCAAGGAATTTTTGAAGTTGCTGGAGCAGGATTTGTAGGAATGTTAGGAAGAAAGGCAGATGCAGGAGACATTGATATTATAAGAGCCATAGCTCAAGGGGCTGATCCTAAAGAAGTAGAATTTTTAGCAACACGTTTAGGAAGAGAACCTAGTTTTAAAGACATACTAAAAGCTCAACAAGAAGGAGTTATTAGCAGTTTTACTCCTGCTGCTGTTTCACAAAGCGGATTAAAAAGAGCAATTGCTGGAAGAATACAAGCAGCGTCAGAAACAGTATTTGGAAGAACGGAAAGAGACAAACGTTTAATTCAATATGGAACGCAAAGAATACAAAATTTTTTAAAAAAACAAGACGACGTAACTTTGTCTTTGGATGATTTTTCCCAAGCCATACAAACTGGTCGTTTAACAAAGGGCGAGATAGATGCCATTTTAGGGAATCTTTCTAAAACTTCTGTAAAATCAAATCAAGCTTTAAATGAATATATTAATAACGCCATCAAACTTATTGATGATGGAGCTTTTACGGCTGGCTCAGACAGAATTGCGGTAGGTCAAACTTTAAGAGATCAACTTAAAACATTGTACGACGCAAAATTTGCGTACACCGAAGTAAAAAACGCAGCAGGAGAGTTAGTTAAGGAACCAGGAGAGTTTGTAAAGAAAAGCCAATTAATAGATGATTTTTTAAATGCCAAAGGTTTGCAAGCTTGGAAAGGAAATGTAGGTTTAAAAGTAGACGATCTAATAGAATTTATAGATAAAGCAACAACCAAAGGACCTGGTTTAGAATTATTACAAGCTTTAGAGGGTGTTCAAGGGGGTTCTATAACAACCATTAGAAGAATATTAAAAAACGTAGAAGAAGAAGGAATTTCTTTGGAGGCTTTAAATCAATTAAGAGGTACTTTTTTAACCATTGGTAGAGCTGCTCCAACACAATCAAAAGAAATTACCAGATTCATTAGTACCATTACTAAACAGATAGATGATATTTTTGATAAGCTAGAATCGGGTGTGGGTGTAGATGAGATGATAGCTAAGTTCAATAGTTCCCCAAAACGTCCTTTCAACCCAAATCAAAAAAAGATTGATGCAGAGTCGCTTAAAGCTGCTGTAAAAATGATTAGAGGTTTTAATAAAAATTATCAAGAAGCTATGCAACCGTTTAACAATGTAATTGTTACGGACATAAGACAAGCAGCAAGAAGAGGTGCGTACGACGTAGACGAAATATTTCAAAAAATAATTAAAAAAAATCAACCAAACATTTTAAGAGGTGTTTTAGATGCTATTCCTGGAGGGAACGCTAAAAATGCAATTAAAAAAGATTTACAAGAAACTTTTGTAAGAGAGGCATTGGAACACCCTAATGTAATTAACATAGAAACTGGACAAGTAAATCCTACTGCTTTTGCTAAATTTTTTAGAGATAAATTAGGCTCCACGCAAAAAGTATTGTTTGACGACATACCTGATTTACCTAGAATTTTGTCTGATTTCAATAAAATTAACAGAAGCTTTAAGCCTGAAAGATTGGAAAAAGTATTGGATAGCATTAAAGATAGAGGACTTAAAAATTCATTAGACGATTTTATAGAAGGTGAAAATGCTTTACACGCCGCTGAAGTAGATCAATTATTTAAAAGAATTAGATCGGCTGAACCTGATGAAATTATAAATTTAGTATTTAGAAACGGTCAAGCTACAAATATAGCAAAACTAAAACAAACCCTAGACCCAAGCACGTTTAAAAATGTACAACAAGACAGTATGCGTGAATTGCTAAGAGTAGCAAAAGGTCCAGGTAAACGTGTTGATGAAGTTTTTAATCCAGAAGCTTTAGAAAGAGCTTTAAATTCTAAAGGTGATGACGCGCTAAGAGAAATGTTTAACGAACCTGGTAAGCCAGATACAGTAGCTGCTTTAAGAGATCTTGTTAGAGATTTGCGAGTAATGACAGTAAGTGAAGGAGGAGGAGCAGGTTCTTTAATAGCAGGAGCGGTTGCTGTAAATGCCTTTAATATAGCTATGTTCCCTACATTAATACAATTGGGTATTATGAAAACTATATTTATGCAACCAGCCGTTGTTAGGAGATTGGCAAAAGCCGATAAAGATAGTATTAATATTGTGATGCAAGCCTTTAAAGATGCAGTTAGATTGGCGGGTCCTATAACTTTAGGTGAAGGCGTTGTAGACACAGCAGGAGAAGCTTCTAATTTTATTGAAGAAAAAACTCAACAAACTTTAGAAGATAGCGGTATAGATTTAGGAGATGCAGCTCAAAAATTAAACCAAGATTTTAAAGAATTAAAAATTCCTAATCAAACTTCTAATATAAGTTTACCTAAAATTAATTCCGTTACCCCGCCGCCAAGAACAGCAGGTGTCAGCAGAAGTCTACTAGGCGGATCTATTGCTAACGAAGATATAGCAAACCGTAGACAGAACCAAGGGATAGCAGGACTGGTTTAAGTTAACCCCAACTCTTCCCGATCAAATCCTAACGCGTGGTCTGACAGACAGACCAATTCATCTTTACTTAAATGTATGTATGGCTCTGAGTCCTCTGGCAGTTGCGGTTCAGCTATTGTACCGAAACGTACGTCGTAGACTTTGGTTCTGTCCCAAGTGTGTGAATACACGCTGTCCGTCATAGCAAACACCAGGACGAATGGTTGGTTGGTAGCCAAAGACAGAGCAGCTCCCATACGCAACTTGGATGCGCTCAGTAACAAAGTGTCGTACTTATTAATACCAAAGCTACGGCATTTAACTTCTAACCAGAACGAAGACTCCTTGCTCTCGCACCAATAATCTAGGCCGTAACTGACTGGTAGCTTATGACACCTTACGCCCCATAATCCTTCTATAAATCCAGCAACACGCTCTTCGCGCTTTTGATCGCTGATCGTTTCCATCTTCGGTTTCGCGTTCATTTGTAACTCCTTCATAAATATGCTGAGTCAAACGATGCAGAACTACGAAAGGTATGGAGATTGCCGTTACCGACAACACCAAGATACCTATAACCACATAAACCCACACCGTCATTAACTCATACATCATTTGTTTTGTTTCTTTAATCATCGAAAAAATTAGGATCTATTGCGACTATTCTTTTCATTGGTCGCCCTGTTTGTTTTACTCTGACGTCTTTTTCTTGTATCTCTCCCGCGTTCATTAAGCGAGTGATGATTTCTTTTACTTCAAAAGACTTCATTGATCTGAACAATTCTCGTCTGTCTATATCTCGACGACTGATGCCCATTTCTCCTTGCGTCCTTATAAAGCTAAGAACTTGCTTGATACGGCTTTCCATTTCAGACCCTGCTACCTTGTCTTCACACGTAGCTACCATTATCTGATCGTAGTAATAGACGTAATCTATTGCCCACTTGGTTATATCTCCTCTTATCGTATTGGTGTGTGGATTGTCAGCTAGAGCGCCTATCAAAGCCAAACGCATCGCTTTCTCTCTTGTTCTGGAGAGCAGTACTTCTAGGCCGTCCTTTTCTAATTTGTTTTGTTGATCCACCAATTCGTAAGCCAACTTATCCAAAAGCTTTCTGGAATCGTCGTCGAACTTTACCACACGTTGTTTAAAATCTACCTCTGAGTTGTCTCTGGCTATCTGCTCCATTTCGTTATTGGTTTCCCTGACCTTACGCACCCATTCCAATATGGCGTGGGACGGTTCTACGAATGGCACCATTCTGCCTACCGTTCTTGGCAGTTTGGACTCAACAACAATAAAACGATTTAGAAATCCGTCCACAATTCGCCCTGTTGATAAAGCACCGTAAAAGTTTCTAGGAACGGACATGCCAACCAAGGTTATTGCGGGTTTAATTGTTGAACGATCTAAAGCCTCTTGTTGCTGTTTTTGGGTCAGAGTCATCATAGAGTAATTGTCTGGTCTGATCGTACCGTGGCAACGTCCCCACGTCTCCATAAGGACTTGTATGGCATCCTCTTTGTTGGAGTTGGAAGACTTAGATATACTTTCCAATCTTTTACCAAATTCATCCATCACGGTTATGTGTGTTGGCTTGTGTCTTAGTAAGCTGTAAACCGCACCGCTTGACGTGTAACCGTCTCCCGCCATTATCTCTGCGTGTCCTGCACCATCTAGTACGGCTTCCATAACCGTCTTAACGTTTTCTTTACCCTGTCCAGATTTGGCAATACACATAAAGAACATGGAACTAAAATTGTTCATATCCGTTTTGTACATTCTACCCAAAGATACAGAACCAATCGCTAGGGCGGTTTGCATAGACAAAGCAGGTTGTTCTATCTGCGCTATGGTTTCTGAGTATTCGTATATGTCTTTTACAATACCTGGAGGGTTGTATAAATCGGTTGGTTCACTTACGTTGTACTTACGTTGTATGAAAGCAGGAGCTTGTTGGTTCTTCCTTTCATGTGTCTTTAATATAGAGTTAACCGTCGTAGATATTTCTGATCTTGGTAAAGGCGGTTTGTTTTGTTGATTCCAAGACTGAACAAAGAAATCAACCATTTCTATACTTACGTCTTTTGCTATTAAGTTTCCTGCTAATCGAGCGGCGTTGTCGTTACGGCTACCCGCAACCACACCTTCCATTGAAAACGGTGAAGTAATGGCCTTGCCATTTAACTTCTCAGCACCCGTAATCATTACCCAATGTTCTTTGGTTAAGTTTGGTAAATCGCTTGTGTCGTGCCAATCCCAACCGTCTATGAACTTAGGTTCGTATATGGCTCCTGTTGCGTGAATGTTGTAAGGAGCAATAATTAAACCACCGCGTCCTCTTATGTCTATCAGTTTGGCAGGATCTGAGGTTTCAGTTCTTCTGGCAACAAACGTTGTGTAGTTTTCTGGGTTGTTGTAGTAATAGTGCATACCCTTGCCTGTAACTACTTTGCAAGGAGTGTTGGGTAGATTTTCTTCTGCCCATATACACGCTTCTGGTGTGTCTGCGTCCACCACAATAAAGTCTCCGCAGATTAAAGCCACGACCAAATCGTCGCGATTTTTAAACCACCGAGTTATTTCTTTCGTCGTCGGTTGCCGCTCTTTGAACTGTTGCCAGCTCCCCAATTCTTTAGGGGGTACTTTATTATGTCTTAATAATGGTACGGGACTGTAACCACTTTCTGCATAAGCAAGAGCAAGCTCCAACGCAGAATCTTGCGCAGTTGCTTTGACGTTTAACACTAATCAACCGTCTTTTTGGCTTTAGCGGGTTGGTCAATGGGTCCAAAGATTGATTCAAAGTCTAACTTACCTTTGGTGGCTCTGATTATCTTTTTAGCTTGTTCTATAGAAGGCTGTCTAAGGCCGTATCTCCAAGCTTTTGTTGAGGCAGAGGAGCAATCAAAAAGCTCTGCTGCTGGGTCTATTCCTATAAATTCTATATACTGTTTTAATGTTATTCGTTCCACATCACGCTCCTTAAATTCTGGCTCAAGTCCTTCTGAATACAAATTCATAAGGTCCTTTTCACCAAGTTGTTGTTGACGGTAAAGGTAATTAATCTTCCATTGGTTCTTGTTTTTTTCTTTGTTCATTGTTACTATATGTTTAATGTTGTTTTCAACACATAGTAAACGAAAACAATTTTGTTATCAACTGGAGAAAGTAAATGAACGATAAAATATTAAATCGTATCAAAAGTCCCAACGAGTTAGTAGAGCAGCAAGGCGCCAAGCTGTTGGTCTACGGCGAGAGTGGGGTCGGAAAAACTACCCTCTGTCAGACAGCACCAGGTAAGACCTTGGTTGTCAGTATGGAAAGTGGTTTGTTGTCTATCAAAGATGCTGAAAACTTGGATGCAATCGAAGTAAAAGAAGCGTCAGAGATAGAAGAGATTGCTCAACTCTTAGAGAATGGAACCTTAGACTACGATACCGTCTGCTTAGACAGTATCACTGAAATGTCTGAGATTTTGTTGTCTCAAGAGAAAGCAAAAAGTAAAGATCCTAGACGTGCGTACGGCGAGGTCATCGAAGTGATGATTAAGACGATGCGTAGATTTAGAGATCTGCCATTGCACGTGGTATTCATCGCCAAACAAAGTAGGGAACGCGATGAGTCTTCTGGCATGTTTCATTATCAACCGATGATGGTTGGGGCAAAGCTGCCCACTCAAATCCCATACTTCTTTGATGAAGTTATAGTGATGAGATCATTTGAAGATGAGAATGAAGAAGGTAAAAAAGTAACCGCTCGTTGGTTACAAACGAGACTTGGGCAAGGATATACTGCCAAAGATCGTTCTGGTAAATTGGAAGAGTTTGAAAGTCCAAACTTGACTGATGTAATTAATAAACTTGGATTTGCAGGAGGTGCAGAATGAATGACTTTGAAGGATTTGATTTTAATGTAGACGATGCGGGTAGCGATAATACAGCTATCCCAAAAGGCGACTACCCTTGTGTGGTAACAACGTGTGAGAAAAAGAAATCTCAAGCGGGTAACGACATGATATGGCTAGAGCTAGAAGTAACGGGTGACGAATACGCAGGTTGGAATTTGCGTAAACCGTTTATGCTTTGGCAAGACAACCCAACGTATCTTGGGTATGCAAAAGCGGATTGGGCCAGATTGTGCAAAGCCATAGGCTTTGGTAACGACAACCCACCTAAAAGCGCACACGATCTACACGGTAAAGCGTTTATTGTTTCGGTAGCAATAGAAGAAGCGGAAGCTGATTCTGACTACGGTGACAGCAATAAGATCGTTGGTTATAAGTCACTAGAAAGAAAATCGGCTCCGAAAGCTGCTGATCTTCCACCTAGTATGGGTGAATCTCCCCAAAGTGAAACGTCTGCCCCAGGCAAACCTACACTTTAAAACCGTCGGCTACGCTAGGAGTCGCTAAGAGCAAACGCTCAACCTAGCATTTTTATTTAGAGTACAGCTTCCAATTGGTCGCTAAGACCGACAAAAAATCATCCATAGACAATACGGCTACCTTAGAGTGGTCCTTTTGCCAATCCAAATTAATAGCCGATAGAGGAACGCAAACTCGAATGGGTCTGCGATTAAATTTGTAAATCAACGCGGGTATCTTGCCGTTACTAGCCTTGCAGACTTGTTCCCACCAGGCAGGACGCAAAAGATCGCCTTCTTTATAGAACTTACATTCTATTGCAAAGTACGGCATCTCCAAATCGCATTGATCCTTCTGTTGGTATTGATCCAGATTGCGTTTGGTCTGGTAATCAATACCCTCTTCAATAAAGAACTCATTTAGGATCTTAGCTATATCACGCTCAAACTGAGCGCCTTTGTTTCTTGAATTAATCTTGGCCATCTAAATCAAGTGTAACAATATTTGGACTGTTGTGAATGGTAGCTTTGGTTCCTTTAAGATACTTCTTATAAGACTCTAGGCTTGCAGACATTTCTATCCAGGCTTTGTCCATTTGCTCTTTGGTTATTACAAACACTTTACTCGCGTAAGGTTCTTTCTTTTCTTGCGCTACGAATACAAACTCTTTGACTCGGTAGCCTGCGGCTTCCAATCCTCTTCTGTACCAAGCGGCTTGTTGATCGTAGCCGTACTTCAATACAGACTCTAGAAACAATTCTGGACTGCAACTGAACGTGGTTTTGTAATCCACCGCTACAATCTCAAAGTCTTGGTGTGGTCCTTGAGGAGAACAGATAACGTCTGGTCTGCATTTGCAAAGCACGTCCTCCTCGTACCAATAGAAAGAGGCTTCTGGTATTTTGTTTTTGCCATTCAAATATATATCCGATTCTGGAATGATGTTGGATGCCATACCTTCTATAGCCAGGTAATCTCTTTCGTTGATAACCACCAAGCCACGATCTATAAAGTCTTGCTTCAAATCCTTACTGACCTTTGTATAGGGAGATCCAACGATCACGCCGACGTTGTCGTTAAAGGTGGCCTCGCCTTCTACCAACATATAATGAGCGGCAGTACCGAAGTTCATTGCGGGGGTTGTCTCAACCTCAGTCGATATTGCATGGAGTTGGCTGTCTGCAAACTTACGCACAAAACTGGAGCTGATTCCCACGTCTGAGTGATACACCTCGTTGGGTATCTCTCGTATGACAATGGCATCGCCTTTTTCTATCGGGTCGTAATTTTCTAATTCAGGTATCTGTTTCATTTGTATCCTCTAATTCGTTAATAAACTCTACTACGTTTTTTTTTGAAAGTTTTGTAAGCGTGGATGCTATTAAGAACATCGCCAACTGTTTTCTTTCGTACTCTGGAAGAGGCAGTAACTTTTCCAAAAATTCTTTGTACATTGCTGTTTCCATATTTATCTCCTAAAAGGGTACGTCGTCGTCTTCGTCCCACGTTTTTTTATAGGCACGTTTTTTGCCTTTCGGTTCTTCTTGTTTAAGTTGAAAATCCTGTTGCATCTTAAAGTAATCCTGGATTACCTCTTTGGTTTCTTTTTCCTCGTATTCTAACAGAGCGGTTTGCACCACCTTGTCGCAGTTGATTGGTTCAGGCCAATAATCTCTCAGGTTTTTAAGATACACTAAGTTTTCCTGTACGGATTTACGAGGGTTGTATTTGGGTTTGCCTATCGCTCCCCAAAATTCTTTTATTGGTTGCAGTTCTTCGTCGTTGCCAACAAACGTCAAATCAAACTCGGTTTTGTCGTAAGGCAAAAACATAAAGGTTCCGTCTTTTTTCTTAAACGGGTAACAACGCAGAGGTTTACCTATCGTCATTTTTAAGCACCTTTTTGTAAGCGTCTTCAAAAACAACAGGATGATGTTGGCAGATGTAATTCATAGCTTCTGCTATTCTACCCAACCCTCTCATATCCTCTAACAGTTGCTCTATATGGTCTGGACCGTATATTTTTAATTTTTGTCTGGCGTCGTCGGTTAGGCTCTTTTCTATTAACAATTCTAAGTCATTCATATCTTTCTCCAAAAGTTATAAGACAATCGTACTTGAATTATTTGCTATTGTCTACACAAGAGTATAGACTAATTGTAAATTACTTAGGAGAAAGTGAAATGGCAAAGATAAAAATAGATAAAAGAACTGAAGAGTGTGCGTTTATTGAAGTAGGAAGTGTAACAGTTTACGTTGACGATTCAACAGAAGAACAAATAGTAGAAGTTTCTAAAGACGGTAAAACTTTATACGATTCATTGGGAGAAAACATATGAATATAAGTTTATATCAGTTTGAATTACAAGAAGCGATAGCTCTGTATTTAAAAAAAGAACACAACGTTGTCATCGATACCGACGACATAGATTACACTTCCATTGAATACCAGGAGCGAGAACAAGTGTTTAAAAAACACAAAAATGGCAAAGTCATCAAGAATGAACACGGACACCCAGAGGTGGATTGGGAAAACTCACCTTACAAAACAAAGCACATAACGATGGGTGAAATAGACGAAATATGCCTCAGTATTGTTAGTCGAGGGGAATGAAATGAGTCAATACAAACAAAGAAGCTACGACGGTTATCAAGAGATCTTGGACTTGGTTAGAGAAATTGTTACACGCATCGCTCCAGAGTGGGCCGCTTCCGCTATCAATAAAGAGATAGACGCACGGCAAGAGGAAATAGAAGAAATCTTGTCAGGCAGAGCTGATATGGCAGAAGAAATGGAGTCCAAAGATGAGTGAACAGCTTATAATAAATATTGTTGCGGAATTCAAACGCTTGAGCGCAGAGGATCGCAGTTTTGTTTTAAAGACACTTAAAGAAATCCAGGACAAAGATGCAGAAAGAAATTAAAACGTACAAGTGGGAAGTCACTTACGGAACGAACAAAGGCAAACCTTTTAAAAAATACACGAAAGTGGAAAGGAGTCGACAGAGGTAATACATACGATCTCTATAATATAATAGATATGCAGTTGCACCCTTTCTCCGTAAGAAAGTAAACAAATGACTTGAGGCGCAGTCAGCAACGAAGCGTCTCACCTTACACTATAATAATAATATGAATGTACTAAGTTTGTTTGATGGAATGAGTTGCGGGAGATTGGCTCTTGACCGCTTGGGTATCGAAGTTGATAACTATTATTCAGCAGAAATAGACAAGTACGCTATCCAGGTAAGTGAAGATAATTACCCAGACATCATACGTTTGGGAGACGTTTGCGACGTTAAGGCCAAAGATTTACCCAAGATAGATTTAATATTGGCTGGATCGCCTTGTCAGGGTTTTTCTTTTGCGGGCAAGCAGTTGGCGTTTGACGACCCAAGATCTGCTTTATTCTTTGAATTCGTTCGTATCTTGAAAGAATGTGAGCCTAAATACTTCTTACT